GGCAAATTCTCTTTCTTCTTTTGTAAGCTCTGTATTCGGGTAGACCAGATATTCGTCTATTATGAAAAGAAGTTCAAAGGCCTTGGCGATCAAGTCATTGAAGATAATGTTATCAGGCTCGGTGGTAATATCTTTATAGCCAGATAATTTACGATAAAGCGCCATTATTTCTTCGTTGTTCAACAGTTGCTTTTTGAGGCGCTCGTATCTCGTAGAATGTAATTTCTCTTCTTGTTGCATGAGGATTTCGACATCTTCGTGGGTACAACCCCTTATGAGGGAAAGGTCGTTAGCCGCTGTTTCGGGAGTCATTAGATACCGGCCGGAAGGAAGGAGTAGGGCAAGGGCATTATATCGCGCTAATAGATCCAAATATCGTTGAGAGTTCGCAATCCATATGAGCCTGCTTTCCCTATACATGTGCGCGGTTATCTCTCGCTTGCGTCCGGGTTGTTCCATAACTGTCCATGGACGTAGAGTAGATTTCTGACCAGGGAAAGATTGTGCGAAAGAAAGACCGGAAAGAAAGGTGTTGGATAAAAACACCCCTGCTATAGCAAGGTTTGTTACTTTTCGTAACATCGCTTTAATGTTGTGGTTAGCTCTCTTAATATCTGCCATAAAGATAAAAAAACGGCTGAATTACACTATTTCTAGGCAACCCAGCCATCTTAGATTCACCAAGATCTGAGGTTTTGCGCCCCTATGTCGCCATAGGATTACCTTTGTCTAAAATGATACATAAGATTATAGCATACATTCCCCAGAAAAAGGTCATACCTATGTAATATTATTGCAATATAAATGTCACAATACAAGGGCTAGAAGTATGAGGAAGTTAGCAGTTTATAAAAGTATATCACGAAGATTTCGTTAAGTCAATAAAAATCTACTTACTTTTTGAATATCTAACAGGTGGTATTTTGCTTGGTCTTCCGTTTGCCCCAGCCGGATTTCCACCTGGCGACGGCCCCGGCTACGATCGCGTCAACGGCTTTCTGGTCACCGATATTCTTTAAGATGTCTGTCAACTCTTGCTTGTTAAGCACGCGGAAATTCTTAACCCCGCGCTCCTTGGCTGTCATCATCAGCTCATTGCGCGAAGCCCCGGCATGCAAAACGATCCCCTCTTTAGGCGATGGGGATTTCTCGGCTGAAGCCTTCTTTTGTTCTATAGCGTTTTGCTTCTTGGATTTCTGCTTTTCTTTAGTCGCCATCCTGAACCTCCTTTCTCGTTTTCGTACCATTTTTTTCGCCAGCAACCTCACTATAGGCGATGTGGACGGCCCTGCGCAGTAATTCGCAGATGCTCTTTTTAGTCTTCTGCTTTTCGTGAAAGAGAAGAGCCATTTCTTTCTCGTCCAAGCGTGACGCTGGCCACTGGTACTTACCCATAATGCCGTAGTAGGCCATAGGGCATTATAGTTGGCAAGGCATTTCTTCAGAACTCGACGCGCACCCCGGCCTTGGCGCCTACGCCCTTGCGCTCGTCGGATTCCACGAATCCGTAACCCTCGACGAAAGGACTAACCTCGATCCCGGACTTTTTCTCCTGTTTTTTCTGATCCACCGTCACCTGCGCTCCCGGCTGAGCGATGATATGCGTCTCCTGTTTAGTCGATTCCGTAGGCATGAAAAACGCCCGGTAAATCGTAAGGCCCACAAAGCCGATAAGCGCGATTCCTGCCGCATAGCGCAGGGTCTTGACCCACGGCAGGAACTGAAAGAAGCTCCCGACGAATTTTAGCAGACTAAACTTTTCTGTTTCCGCCATTCTGCACCTTACCTTTCAGCCACAGACAGAAAATTTAATTTCCGATTTTCTTATCTATCCGCTCTACAAGCGTCTCGACCCGTACCAGGCGCTCCCTGATCTCCTCGATACAGCTTACCCTTGACTCCATTGCGTCCACTCTGCTGTTCAACTGCCCATACCCAAAGGCAATCCCAGCAAGGGTAAAGATCAGGGTAATAACCGCTCCGACAAGGCCCGCTTTCAATTTCATTTTGGTTTCGCCGTTCATTTCTTTTCATCTCCATGATTCTCGGGCTTGTTTTTCGCCGCCTCTTGTTTCATTACCTCGATAATCTCTTCAAGCTGCGCTATACGTCCTACGGTCTGCCAGTAGGCTATCTTTGCCGTCTCCTGTGATTCCTTCAATTGCATGGCGGTACCTTCCAACCGCTTCAATTGTTGTTTCAATTCCTCCAGCATTTAATCCTCCATCAGGTTATTTTTTATTCTGCATCAAAGAAAGCTTTATGGCGAAATCATAGCCTGCATAAACGGTCAACGAAGAGTGGCCGACCCTCCATCGGACCAAAACAGTATATGTGCCAGCATTGACAGGCTCCCAATGATGGATCTGTGTCGGGAAATGCGGTTGTTCGATTTCAAGGACACCGCCTTCAGGGTCATTTATAGCCCCGCCGCCGACTCTTGCGCCGGTTTTCTCTACGCTATTGATCAGTATCTGGAAGTCCACGTAATGAGATATATCGGCAAGGGAAATAAATTTCAGATCAGCCGCCTGGAACAGTATCAGAAGCTTGGTCGCGTCCGGAGTCGTAATCTGCGCGCTTATCAAATCCACATACGAACTGCTACTTGTCGTTTTATTCGTCGCAGTAGCTGTTACGATTTCCGAGATAGCGTTGGTTTCCAAAACCTGCCCCTTAATCACTCCGGTATTTACCTCTAATCCGGACGCCGAGCTCAATTTATACCCTGCGGTACCAGCCACATAATCGGAGCTTTTTATATACTCATTTACTGTCAGGCTTCCTGTATTGACGGCCAAAGCATCCAATTGGTTCACATTTATCTTGTCTGCAGTAATGGAATCCGTATAAATCTTTCCACCGTCGATTTTGGTTATATCAGAGCCATGCGCCCAGCCCGTGGCTGTTGCCGCATTTATCAATTCCCATTCACCGGCTACAATTTCATTAGCGCCAACGCTCGCCGCCCTATATAATTTATCGCCGTCGTCTGTGTCTATCCATAGATCACCGATGGCCAGGGAAGTGGGGATAGAGGCCTGTTTAAAAACGGTTATGCCTCCGCCACCGCCGCTCTCGGATACCACCTGCCAGGTGCCTGACTGGTAGATATATAGCTTATTATTGTCGTCTGTATCAATCCAATAATCGCCATCGTTCATGCCGGAAGTAGGTTCCTCATCCTGATAATACGTCTTAGGCGGGATAGCGTCGCTTGCCAATTTGGAAAGCGTTATGGACTCGGCAACGATTTTGCTACCATGGAGACTCAGGATTTTTGCGTCTGTAACAATAAGGTCTTTTATCTGGGCGGATAGGGTAATAATCTCTCCTGCGATAAGCTTTCTTGCGGATATTATTGCATCACCTATTTCCGCCTCGCTTAAAGGCGTGAAGTTTATCGTAACAGCAGACGAGAATGCTCCGGGCCCATAAGTATCTACCGCTCTAACTTTATAATATGCCCTGTCCTTTATTACGAACTCGTCATCGACGTCAGGCGTGCCTGATGGCCAGGAAGCAACTGAAACCTGGCCAGTAGAATTATTGTAGGCCGTGATTATTGCCTCCTGGCCTTTATAAGCGCCGCTTGTCTGGAGAATTACGTCACCGACAAAATAATCTGCGCCATAGCCAGCAATATCCGCGTCCGTAATGCTTGTTGCATCCGCCGCATCGGCCTTGGCGTCGACCGGGGCATTGCCCTGAACCGTTGCCGCTGTGCCGGGAACCTTTACCTCTAAAGTCTCTTCGCCTCCCCAGACATTGGTAGGGGACTTATAGACTTCGTAATATTTCAAGTCCTCGTCGCTAACATCAGACCATTCTATCTTGGCAAACCCAAACCACTGCGTAGCCGCTATGGTTGGGGTAGAAGGGGTAGGGTTCGTCGGCGTGACAGACTGCGCTGTCTCGGAATAATTGCCTGACGTATTGTAAGCCTTGATGTAGTAGGTGCCGGGGTTTCTTGATGACGGCGTGACGATCGTGAACGTGTTTGCCATGCCTCTGTATATAAGCTGAGGATTCTGCGCGCCCCAGTTTGCGTCTTCTGTCCTTATCTCGTAACCGGCCAAATCCACATTCGGGCATTTATCCCAGGTAAAGACTATCTCGTTCAGGAAAGTGTAAGCGAAATTGGAAACGTTATTGGGATGCGCAGTATTGCCTGTAATGGTAATCTGGGCTATGGGTGAATCAGCCTTTGCGGTTTCCTGGCCGTCGTAAGATACGCTCGCCACGCAGACCTTGTAAGTCGAGCCGACTTCTATATTGCCGATTATGGCCATGCTACTGCCTTCGGTATATCCAACGTAATACCAGTTCAAGCCGTCATTATCCGAATAATAGACATTGACACCCTTGAACCTGTTCATCAGTTCCGAAGTGCCCAGGTCGGGGAGCTCAAAGCATACGTCTATTGCGTTTTCTATAGTGCCGTCTGCCAGGGTGATTATCCTTTCAGTCAATACGATATTCGAAACCAGGGGAATGGTAAAATCCAAGGAGGAATAATTATTGTCGGGAATGATTACGTCGCTGTCGTCATAAACATTCTCGTTATATTCCAGGGCAGATATCTGGACTTCGTCTCTGCCTTCCCTCTGGATAGACACGACCCTGAAGTCCTTCTTGACCTTGTTCGTCTCGCCAATGGCATATACATCGAAATTTAAAGGCGCAGATGAAAATGCCGTGCACGCTATTTCTGTGTAACTTCCTGCAGGAGAGGTGATAGATCGTTCCTCTATAGTATCGTCGGAAAATCTGACCCGAATCTTATAAGACTTGCCATCCTCAATCACCATTGTCCGGTCCAGCTTTACCAGCGTGGTAGTCGAGCCTGCCTGAACTCTGCCCGAGAAGCCCCACTGCGGAACGTCGTGCGAAACCGAAATAATATCCCCTGCCTGACAGGCAACTGCGTCTATTCCAGCTTTAAACGAAATAGACCTATTGATATACTTGGCTACCTTTAACGCATATCTTCCTGCGCGGATGGCATAGCTTGCCCGGGTCGTAAAAAGCCTGACCTGGCTCTTACGCATAGGATCCCCGGCCGCCAGCGCATCTTCATCAATGTAAGCTATCGTTTCCTGACGATACCCTTTATCCTTGTCCATAAACTGTATCTCGATTACATTAGGAATTTCCTTCAGGGTCTTCCAGCTCTGGACAAAAGTGTCTTTGATGATATTTCCCATGCTGAATAATTGGGTAGGATTAGCTTGCTTGTCTATCTTGAATGATATGCCGCCTGCGCTATACACCGGCATGGCATTGAACGTGGCGCATAACTGGATCAGGACATCCAGCGCCTTTGTATTGGAATCGATTACCACATCCATCCTGAACCTTTTCTCGAAGCCACCATTGCCGTCGCCAATCTTCTCCTCGCAATATCTGGACATCTCTAAAAGGGAAATAGCGTCCAAATTCCCGCTGGATATAAACTCGCCAAGGCCATAACGATGATTCGTGACAAAATCCCTCAAGCACCATACAGGGTTGGCCGAATATTTCTCGACATAGGTTGAACCATCCCAGGAAAGAAGCGTATCGTCTGCCAATAACCGGTAGTTGGAGCCGTCCCAATAATAATCCTCCCAATCCACAGGAGTCGCTCCGTTTAAGATATTGGGAACCAGGACCTTTTTGCCTTTGACCACGCTCGTAATATTGGGCATGCCGCCGGAAAGCTGTTCCGTAGCCAGAAGCTTCAGGCCCAGTAAGGCCGTGTTCGGATAATTAAGACTGTCGGTTTTTAATTCATCGGTCTGATACCAAGTCAGGTCTCCCTGCTTCAGGGGATCAAGGGAGCTATCATCTGACGTCCTTGTCACCCGGATATCGTACTGGCCGGGCGTAAGGCCTGTTTTCCTGAAAGTCCTTCTGACAGGGGAGCGGGAATTATCGGAAATAGCCGTCTCGCCCAAATCTATCCATGTGCCTGAAGGGTGCGGTTTATATTCCACCTTATAGGTGACGCTCCAGCTATTTATCCCGCCGCCTGAGCTCTGCTGATAAAGCCCATTATTAAGCCTCAAAAGAATCTCGAACCCCTCGACGTCCGAATCGACCGTCTCATAAATATAAGGATTGTTTTTCAAAAGATTGACATTAACCGTATGAAGATTATGCAGGTCCTCGAAATCCTCGATCAATGACTGGTCATTCGTTCCATAACGCTTGACTGCATCAACTCCGTCGAAATTATCTATTGAGTTGTCGTTGATTCTGATATCATCGATCGCCTCGATTTCGCCTTCGCATAAAGCCAGGAGCACGTTCAAATAATGCTTGTCGCCGTCGTCCTGTATGAACTGATTTATGATATTGCCGCCGATTTTGTGCTCTCCATAAACAACCGCAACCGGCACGCCGACCTCTTGTATGGTCTGGACTCCGTCCCAACCATAGGTAGGAGAGCCTTCATCCAGCCCTGCAGAGCCTAAATTGAAATCAGGCATCTTCGGCTGGTTCATGTATTGATAAATCGAGTATCCCAGAGACAATACAAAAAAGGCAAATATAAACGGATGCGCCACCGCATATGCCCATACAGCCGAGACAATCGCGGAAACTATGGCCACAACCGGCGCCTTTACCTCCGGGATGATGATAATCTCATCGCCCCTGTCAAGCCGCCTGCTAAGATCATCAATCCTCTTTCCGTTGACAATGATTCTTTTATCCTTGTAATCAAAGCCGGACTCATCCAGAAAATCGCGGATGGTATTATCCCGCGAATAGGCGAGCTCCTTGACCTGCGCCTGGTCTAATTTGAAAGGATTTTCGATATTGCGTACGGTTACCATGCTTTATTCCTCAACCTATAAAAGCCTTCTATTCTTTTCTTCCAAGACTCATCGTCCAGTCTTGAAATAACCACGCCTGCCCGGCAACAGTGAATAAACTTCCTGTCCTTGAAGACAATCCCGGCATGATTTGCCACTCCCCGGGAATTCAAAAATAACACTCCGTCCAATACCTCGGGAGAGTCGACCCTATCCCAGTCATTGACATAATTCTCCTTGAAATAATCCTTGTTGCGAAGGCCCCAGGCCTGGCCATATTCCAGGTCCTCGATATCAAACAATCTGAATCCTAAATCATCATACACAAGCTTCAGGAATCCCCAGCAGTCAAGGCCTTCCATTGAACGGCCCCTGTGCCTGTAAGGAATGCCCAGATACTTATCGATGAGGAGCTTCTCTACATGATGTATATCCGTCCTGTGGGCACCGAAGGAAAAGCTCCGAACCTGGGGTAATTGCCTATCTCCTTGCATCTCTGCTGTGTCTTGTTGCACGATGTTTCTGCCCCCGTATATCCGCACTCTGCGGACTTAAACTTCCACGCACAATAGTTCCTGGTATACCTTCGCGCTGGCAGGTCCACTCCCAGGACGTCGAACTTGCCGGTTAAGGTAAACTCGACGTTATTCTGGTCTGCCACATAGTTATCGATATAGAAAACGTCGTCTATATATGCGTCCGGATCGGACAACTGGTTTGCCCAGACCATACGGATAATGACTTTCTTGCCCCTAAAATCATACTGCTCGAGATACGATTGTATTAGCCTTGAGACATTGGCCAGCCTCACCTTGACCTGGTCAATCTGCCCCTGGTTATTCTCGCCTATGAACTCATGGGCGATAGGGAACTTCGAATAAAGGACCGAATTATAAGTAATGTCGGTATCATACCCTGCAAGATGAAGGTCATTGACTCCGTCGTAATCTTCTATCGTGTATAAGAATATCGGCTGGTTTTCCTGCTTGGCCTTTTCTGCCTTGAATGTGGAGTCAATATTTCTCGGCATTATTTCACCTCTACAAAATCGAATTCGAAGTCGTAAATTTGATAAGCCTTCAGCGCGAACTTGAAGCCATCCTCGATAAACCTGACCGTATATTCCACGGAATCATTAGGATTAGTCCAGGTGAATGACGTAAGCGCTCCGTATTTACCTATGAAGAAATCCCTGACGTTTTCCATTTCTGTCTTTGTCCTGTGCTGGAATCTCAACGTCCATTTCCTTAGGGGATTCTGCCACTTGCGCCTGCGCTGTTCGACCCCATTCTCGAACTCGGAGATAAGCGTCTTATACTGGACAGTCTCGTCAACAACAAAGTCCGGATTATAATTGAAATCGCTCATGTGTAGCTCCTGATGACCGATCTGATTTTTCCGTTATTATAAATATCGTCGGCAATGGCATTCGATAAGGCCTTCCTATTTCGCCATACATCCTGCGCATCCCAGGCCTGTATAACCTGGTTGATATTTATTGTCACGCCGCCTGCTCCAATTTCTTCGCCCCTATTAAGCGCCCTAAGGTTATCAGGCCCGCCCAGGGCACTCATGCCCTGCCGTGACAATATCCCTTCTCCGGTCTGGGCGATAATCGGAACCTCATCGGGAGCAAGCCCGTTATGCGCCCTTATAAGGCCGCCCTGATGTTTCCTGACTAATCCGCCCTGGTGAAATAAGCTTCCTACCGGCACGCCGAAGATCGTACCGCTGGCTCCGGCCATGGTAGTAAAGAGCTTTATCAAAAGCAGTTTTGCCAGGATGTTCGATATCATCTGCAGGACCGCCCTTCCGAAATTGACGAATACCTCGTTTAACGTCCTTAACTCGCCTGTAAAAGCCTTGAAGAAAAACTCGGAAAAGGCATTCTGCATATTACGAGCAGACTGCCTGGCAAATTCCTCCATGGCATTGAACTTTTCCGCAACGTCCTTTGCGCTGTCGCCAACCTCCCTTGCCACATTCTTCAATATCTCTGCGGTGTTATCTCCGGTTTCTTTTACCTTGGCGAACACGAGATCGTACTGCTCCATGGCAACCTTCGCGCTTTCAACCGCGGCCATCTCAAAAGCCTTTTTATTTACTTCCATGTCGGAAGATAACTTCTTTACGCTTTCTCCTGCCTGGCGATACGCCTCACCGACTTTCCCGGGCAGTTTGCCTAAGAGATCATATAGCTTTATCAAGGGTACCAGCATTTTCTGGAATACAGTTGTTGCCACCTCAAGCAAAGTAAAGAAGCCAGACACAAGCTGGTTCATAAACCCCTGCAGGAATCCAAGCACCTGCCAGAGGACCTGGCCGGTCGATTCCAGGAAATCGTTCCAGCGGGATTTAAGCATCTGCACCTTTTCGTAACTGGTCATCATTTCGAGGTTGACTGCCTCAAGATGAGACTTGCTCCTGTCCAGGATATGGTTGGCTAACGCCTGCGCCATGTGATATTTCTGCACTTCTTCCGTGGTCTTGCCTGTGGCCTTGGCATATTCCTCTACAGCGTCTTTAAGCGAGAGTTGAAGGCCATACGAGCGCCTCAAAGTGGTAACCAGACCTCCGGTAACTGCGCTAGAGATATTCTGGAACGCCTCTTCGGTCGTTGTGCCGAATATCCTTGCCTCGACCCGGGCCTGACGCATTAAAGCAGTAATGGTTTCCATGTTGAGACCCTGAGCCATAAGAGCCGAGACCTTATCCGCTATGTTCGAGAAATTAACCGTGGCCTTTGATGCCTCCATTAGTTCCTGCCTCATACGCTGGGCATTGATGCCGACGCTCTCAGCCATGCGTTTGAAACTCTCCTCGATCTGCTCTGCCTTTGCGCCCATCTCCATCAACTGCCATGCCTTATTTAAAGCCATTATGGCCGCTGTAACTGCGGCAGTAATCGCAAGCCAGTTCTGTTTCCATGAGTTAGCGAACCTCTGCAGGTTGCCTCGAATACCTTCGAGACGTTTAGAGGCCTCGTCGCGAAGCCTCAATATTATGGATAGCTCTTTATTCGTCATCGCCTGAACTTATTCCTTTTCTTTATCTTTTCCACTTCAATTGCCTGTAATTCTTTTTCGATAACCTCGAACGCATCCAGCATCTTTGCCGATTGCTCAAGCCAGGAGCCCGGGTTCGGCAGATACCCCAGCCTGTAAAAATTAAATGCCCTGATAAAATTCGCCGACTGCCGCGTGACGATTCTAAAAGGGCATCCTTTATACTGCTCGCCGCTCAATTCCCAGATTTCCTGTCCCGGTGTTTCAAATTCACATTGTATTTTCTTTCCGGATAAGCAACCCTGGCAGTTCACAGCGAATTCGCCCAGATGAACCGCCACTATCAGTTTTTTCTTTCTTCCTCCGACAGCTTAGACTCATTCAATATTTCCTCGGCAAGCTCTGTCCTCAGCTCGCTCGGGAACATAGCGATAATCCTGTCAGGGACAGTGTCCCGCATCTTCCCGGCACAGCGAATGGTCTCGCACTTGAAATCGACCGGCTTTTTGGTCTGAGGATCCAGGAAATTCTCCAATCCCTTAAGCCCGTACTTGATGGCCATGAGCTGTCGCTTATTGTAATTGATTTTTATATCTGCCGGGTCCTTGGGATTGGTGGAGCTCAACTTGAAGCTCGAACTCTCGTCGTCAAGCTCTGCCCTTAATGCCGGATCCAGATATCCAAGGTGAAATACCGTGGGATTTTCCTTGTCCGGATCGAGCTTGGACACATATTTTCTGGTAGCAGTTACATCAATTCCTGTCAGCATAAAAACACCCCCTTTGGTTCGACTTCACAAGTTTATAAGAGCAAAATTGCCAGCTCATCGTCTCCCGGCTCCATAGAACCAGTTACATCGAATGCTGTCTGAGCCAGTTGTATGCCGTCACGGTCCGCGTCATCTACTTTGTTATAGATGATTTTTGGCGTATAAATCCTGATCTTATTGCCGTCTACAGAGCCGTAGGCCATGTCGAGGACCATGGGCGTATTGCTGAACCACTTGTCGTAGAAATCATGCGTTGCCACCAGCACCATCTCGGGATTGAACGACCCCTGGGTATCGCGCTCGGTAATCATAAATGACAGGATGCCTTTCTCGTCGTCGATTTTATCTTTTGGCGCCAGGGTGTTGGCGATATCAATATCCAGCTCCCCGACATTCAGGGAAACATCGTCACAGGACATCACCGCATTCAAAAGAACAGGAGGGACCACGTCGTCGAAAGAAAGCCCGGTCAAAAGCGGTGTATCGATTACGCCTGCCTCTACACCCTTGAAACTAAAATCCACGGTCGCTGGTTCGCCGATCCTGAAATTGAATTTGGCTGTTCCTCTGCATCCCTTAAGGAGTTTTCTCACTCCGTCCTCATACAGGCCCATGGTCAACGAAGGAACCAAGCTGCTAATAAGCTTTATCTCATGTCCGGCGTCTAAAGGCACCGAGCCTGTCGTCGCAGTTGCCCCGGAAGTCCCTCCTGTAAGCACTTCACCAGTCTGGAGAACACCAGAGATTATCACATAGTAGAGTGTAGTAGTGCCGTTAGCTGTCTCTATAACTACACGCCCTGTGCCGCCAGAAGTGCCGCCGGTAACCGTTTCCCCATGCTGAAACGGCCCCGAAGTAATGGCACCTATGGTAATCTTTTTAAGGTCATTAATTGCGAACCCGCAGGCCTTGATTAGCTTTGCCCA